CCGTTAATCTTTACACAGGAAGACCGTCTAATTTTTAGACTGTCACCTCCGGTGGAAAGGCGAAGAAGATGGGAATCCGGGGCTGGTGTCACGGAATACGTAGTGGTTCTCAGTCTCGGAGGGGGTAGGGGAGTTTGGAGGAAAGTATATCTACCGTATACTCCCCCATTGGGCCCATGGCCCGTAAGAAAAGTAAGCGCAATGCGATACAAAAAGCAGAGAGAACATTATTGTTCACAGTTCCACCAGCAGCTGCTGCTGAAGGAGATGGATCGCTTTTCTACGTGGACACTGCTCGAGAATTATCGAAAGTGAACCGTAAATTGATTTCACAAGGTAAATGCTTTGGAATCGAGTCTGTGGAATTTTATTTCACTGGACAAACTGGAGTTGCATCCATTTTGGTGCAAGCTGCAACTGCTTCAGACAATTGGGTTGTCAACAATGCTCACACTAAGGGAGAAGCATTGTGGCACCAGATGAACGATCTTGTTCTCGAAGACAACCCGTCTATTAAAGGAAAATGGGCTGACTACAAGGTTCGCCTTGATGCAGGCCAAACTATTGCACGAACTTTGTCGTGTCAAGATGGAGCCGGTGTAGCATATTTAGCCGGCGAGTGGAATTATTCAGTATACGTTATGCCTCAGCATGACGTTGATCCAGTTACAGGGTTCCCTGATCCTGCTGTTGAAGTGTCACCAGTTCTTATTGGTCCAGACACTACAGCGTTTAGGTCTTTGGTCAATGCATATGCATTGTCTCGGTCGACTGTTCAACCACAAGACCCGAGTGTGCCAACAGCCTTGGCAACATCGTTTTTCAATCTGTTAACAGACTCCGGTTCTCAGGAGCCAGAACTAGCTACAGTTATTGTAGCAGATAACGATGAACCACCATATGACCAGGACACTTATCCTGGTATGGATAATGGTGTTGGATTTGTTAATGCAGAGCACCCAATAGACCAGGGTGTTGCAGTTGCAACTATTGGTGCTCCAGTAGGACGCATCGGTTCATTTGTTGCACCGTGTGGACTTGTTAGATTCAAAGTCACATCTTTTGCTGCTGACGGAACAGCTTTGCCGAACAACGTGGAGATGCAAATGAAGATTACAATGATGGCTGGTAAATACAAGGGTATTGCAGCAATTGATATGGGGCAATGATTACTATGGAATCAGCAGTTCCTGAAACAGTCAAGAGTGCGGTTACTACCGCCTCGATTATTAGTCACGTTAAGAACAACCGTGTGGAATACCTTCTCGCCATCGGTTTGTTACACCTCTTGGGTGTTAGTGACCGCCTCCTGGCACAAGTATCAGGGATGTGTTTTTGACATGCCTGGTAAAGGACAAAAAGGACGTTATAATTACGGCCGTATTTTTCGAATTGGTAATCGTGACGTACGTTATCGTTACGTTAACAAAAACAAGAAAACTAAAACTTTGGTCGATGCTCGAACAAAGAAACCTATTAAAATGACCAAGACTTCTTCTGGTCAACGAATGATGAGAACCGGACGTAAAGGTTCTTATCGATATGATTCAATGTGATTTACATGTGTCCTAAATGCAAATCAACTAAAGTCACATACCAATGTATTGACAAAAGCAAACCGCCAATATGGCATTTCGTTTGCGAAATTTGCGACATGGAGTGGGTTGAATGAGTTATGATAATTCATTTGACCAATTGGATCTACATGATCCTTCACGTGAGCGTCATGATGACCCTCGTGATAGTGATCCGTATTACGGATATGAACACAATCGTCCTGGAAGACCTTCAGAGGATGATGATTACCGAGAGATGTATCAATCTCGAATGCGAAATCTGCAGTTGAGACAAACGTATCTTGATGGGTTTGCCAGGGGACGTGAAATTTCACGTACGTTACCAATAGAATCCTTTAGTATTCAGGATTACTTTGATTAACCGTCATCGCAGCCTTTGGGGCATGAAGGTAAGTATTGAAACGGATTTAATCTTCTTAATCCGGTGTCACAGGTGCGGCTACGATTACTGTGGGTGCTGGCGATGAACGAATGTGACGTCTGCAAAGAAGTGCGATCTATTTACGGAACTACAGATTCCGTCGCACCATGGTTATGCAAATGTCTGAAGTATGACTTTGCACCAAAACAAGTTTCTACGAAACAAAAAAACATTTATGGATGTTGTGGAGCTGTTAAGTCCAGAACATTGAAACATACCGGTCGGCAAATTACGTATTGTGATTGTGACCGTTAATCTTTACACAGGAAGACCGTCTAATTTTTAGACTGTCACCTCCGGTGGAAAGGCGAAGAAGATGGGAATCCGGGGCTGG